CTTGTGTATGCTTCGCAAATAGACGCGTTGGTCATGCTGTGCGTAGTTGTGACGCTAGACACTGGCAAGCCGTATCCTGTGGGCGGTGATTGGTTAACCATATGACCAGATAACCGAACAACTAAATTGCTCGGAAATTCGCCGAATTGTTTCCTATAATCGGATACGATTTTATATTCCCGAGTAGGTAGCCAGTGGTTAATTTTAGGAGTGTCTAGGCATACCTTCACGATAGCGCGCAAGTGATCTATTGATTGAATGTCACCTGAATCGTGCCACCTAAAGAATGGAACTTTTGCGCATAGTTCGTTAATCAATAACGCCATACTAGGACCCCACGTTGGCGATTCTAAGGCCTTATAGCGACGTTCTAAGGCATTCTTTACAGGAGTAAATCGATACCGCCCGCGCTCAAAAGCGTAGCAATTCTCACACGTTGAACCCTTCACATCGCGTAGTTTAGTTCCGACATTGCAATACTTGGCCGGTGTACTTGTGCTGTAACTTGGCATTTTACCGGGTTCAGATAATCCACCGACATTATCCCAGGCCTCTTGTAAATGTACCCGTGGTGCTTTTGACATGTTGCCCCTTTCAAATAATCTATGCTCATATTGTAACCGATACCAACAACTAAACGCAATACCAAAAACGGCTATTTTCAAGCAATTTTACGCGTTTTTTGAAGTACTTTTAATTGTCTAAAATCATGCAAATTAGGACCTTATGGATCGATAGAATCATGACAAACGCGCACAATTTCGGGAGTCATTCCGGCACACATTTAAAATCACCTGCCAAAATTTTCCAGTTATATCAGGAAGGCAATTCATGTCACTACTCAAGCATAAAGCTATCGTAGTAGCTACTAATGTCAACAACTTATAGGTAAATTCAATTGAACCGGGAAAAGTGCCACAGTGGAGGACCTCCGTAGCACTGCGAAACATGGCGCACTTGTACCCTAGGTCATATCTGCGCGGTCATGGCACTCTATGAAATTGGCGAAATTCAAGCTTTCGGACCTGAATTTTGGCAATTGTTACGCTAGCAATGGCAAGGTTAGAGCACATAGCAGTCTTGCGGGATGCAACTATCGTCAGAATGTATGACATCCCGCAAGCAGCCGACGGAGTCGGAACGGGGTAGGGCTGTGGGGTATAAGTCGCGTAGTGTTCCATACTCTAGAAAAAGAGGACCGCAAGCAAGCAAGCAAGCCGAAGCAAGCAAGCCGAAACATAACAGCTAGCAATGACAGTAGAGCAGTGATAAGTAGAGCAATGGTAAGTGGGAGTAATAGGTATAGGGCAAGGAGCAATAATGAGTAGAGAGGTGTTGTAGTGCTGTGTGATAGGTACAAGGTGAGAGTGCTGGGTGTCTCTGATGGTGTATGTGGTGTATGTGGTGTGCGTGATGTCGTGCGTGTGGTGCTGTATGTACGGTGTGTATGTGGTGATGTTGCTGTACGATGAGTGATGGGGGTATGGCTTGGGTTTTTGTGTTGGGTATGGTAGATACCCCTGACAGACTTTTTTCCTGCAAAAGCCCTTCTCTGCATGCCTGATGGTGCTAAAGCTTGACAAGACTGGCTAGGTCTGGTAGTAATGGCTTGCAAAAGGCAGATATCTTTCTAAAACTTACATGTAATATTACACAAACTTACAGGTAATATTCAGCTAAAGCATAAATATTACATACAGCAGGGGGTCTATATAGACCCCTGTAAGTAATATTTAATAGCATAGGCATAGCATGCATGCTGCATGGGGGTAAAATGGAACAAAAGAAACCACTGTCTTATGGGAGAAACAACGCGGACCGTAAGGAAGACGCGAAGAAACGGAAAGCGATCTTTCTCGCAGCCTATGAGGAATGGGGGACTGTAAAGAAAGCGTGTGAGATCACCGGGATCAAACGCCACACATATTTTTGGTGGAACCAAATCGACCCGGAGTTCTCAAAGGACCTTGATTTCATGAAGCAGTCCTTTGCGGAGAGTCTTGAGGAACTGGCTCTTGACCGGGTGAGGAACCCGGATAAGAACCGAGGAAGTGATTTATTATTAATCGGATTACTCAATGCGAATATGCCCCAGAAGTACCGACCGCAGTTCGCTATGACAGAGGATACGGCGAAGGATTTGATTGTGGAGTGGCGGAAAGCTGCAAAGGATATCAAGAAGGACGCAGAGGAAAAACCTGCGGAGCTCACGGGACACGTTGAGGATACACTTCAGGAAATACTGGAACGCCGGGGAAATGCGCCAAAAGAAAAAGAGGAATAATGGAAATCATAGACACAGGCTACCGCAACGAACTTCTGAAGAAACTAGCTGACATAGCAAAGGCAACTAATACTACTATTGTTGGGGTTGATAATGTTATACCAAGCGGATCTGGAGTGATGGAAGTTGTCCTGTATCATGATGACTCTTGTCCATGTAGCGATGGAAGCCACGGCATGGGAAGTTGTATCTGTAAGCCTGACAGGCAGTGCTTCATCAACGGTCAACCCATTAAAGAGTAAGGAAGAAGGGTAATGGCAGTTTCATCGATCTGTCAGTATGGAGGACACAACGCTTGTGTCTGGGAAATCTGTAAATGTTCCTGCCATAAGGATAAAGCATGACCACACAACTAAAGGAGTCAGGGCTGCGTGATTACCTGTTTCAAAAAGTGGGTTATGCGCCGACGAGAGAACAGCAGGTCATCCTCGACTCGCCGTACCGATTCAACCTGGTGGCTGGGGGTGAACAGGCAGGAAAGTCTCTGGTGGCTGCAAAATATCTCCTCTCCCGGTTCGCAGATACGGAAGAGCGGGGGCTCTACTGGCTTGTCGCAGCCGACTACGAAAGAACACGGGCAGAATTTGAATACCTTATGGCAGACTTCTCAGCACTCGGAATTCTCAAGGAGGCGTCGAAGCGCGTCGATCCTGGTCATCTTACTCTTGCTGATGGAACCCGCATCGAGACGAAAAGTGCTAAAGACCCTCGAACGCTTGCAATGCGAGCGCCGAATGGCATCATTGGGTGCGAAGCAAGCCAGCTCGACCTCGAAACATTCTTCAGGCTGAGAGGACGGTGCGCTCCGAAGAGGGGGTGGATGTTCCTCTCAGGAACATTTGAGGGGAGCCTAGGATGGTATCCCCAGATGTTTACCGCCTGGGCGAATGGGGCGGACAAGGAAGCACGGGCCTATTCGCTGCCGAGTTACACGAATGTGCATCTATACCCTGGAGGAGCAACTGACCCGGAGATACTGCGACTGAAAGAAGTGTCCAGCGACGATTTTTTCATGGAGCGGATCGAGGGGAAGCCGAGTCCGCCGAAAGGACTGGTCTTTCCTGAGTTCCGGCCTGACTTGCATATTAGCGAGGTGGAGTATGAAGAAGGTGATCCTGTTCATCTCTGGATGGACCCGGGCTATGCGGGTGCGTATGCCGTTGAAGTGGTTCAGGTTAGAGGAGAACAAATCTGTGTTATCGACGAAATCTACGAGCAAGGACTCGTCACCGACGACCTTATCGACATCGCCCAGGGAAGACCCTGGTGGCAGGACGTCCGATTTGGCGTCATCGACATTGCGGGGACGCAGCACCAAGCAATGGCAGCACCGGCAGAGGTCTGGCTCGAAAAGACCGGCCTTTACCTCTCGTCGCAAAAGATCAGGATCAACGAGGGGACAGAACGATTAAAGGGGTGGCTCAAGGTGAATCCGGCAACCCATGCACCGAGAATTGTCTTTAGCCCGAAATGTGCAGGTATTCTGTCGGAATTCGGGTCAGCGCCCAATCCGTTCGATGGGCAAACTAAGGCGTATCGGTGGAAAACAGACAGAGAAGGGAATATAGTAGGTGATATCCCTGAAGATAAGAACAATCACGGGGTAAAGGCAGTGATTTATGGCCTTATTGACCGTTTTGGATACGGATATATCGAAGGGCGGGACCGTATTCGGGTAAAAAGGTGGGTATAAGCAATGCCAAGGAGAAAACCGGAAGATATTGTTGATTTAGTAGAGTCGCATTATGACTCCACTGAACCGCTGAGACAGCGGATGCAGGACGACCACGCCCTGTACCGCCTTGAACCCTATGATGCGGGTGAAGGATACCAGAGTTATACCTCCAATGACCCCCAGACGTATGCGGAAAAGGTCATCGGATGGGTTGCCGGGGCGGAAATGACCGTCCGTATCCCCCATGACGGCGCAGAACCGGATCTCAGAGAGCGTAACGACATGAAGGAACGCTTCCTGATA